AGACATACATGTATACCCTTCTTCGAACACCGGGATATTGGTTCAACTGCCCTTCACCGTATAGTCCGCCGAACGACATGCTAATGTCCATGTGTGAATTCTATCGTTATGAGAAGTGTCGTATCTATTTTGATTCACTTGATGACCTTGTAATGAAGATTACAATGCTCACTCCTGAGACAATCGCCGAAAAGAAAGCGTTCTGTAGGCAATATGGTGAAGAGATAGCATCCGATCGGTTATTGAAATGGAAGACGGTGTTTGACCAATCAGGATAGGTTTCTACCCTCATTTGGTTTTGTGTTTTGGTTCGTCTTTTGAGTCCTCCTTGCGGAGGTCTCTAGTTGCTGTACGCCAGACCACCCATGCCGCTCATCACGCGGAGCACGTTGTAGTTGACGGCGTAGACGCGCACCTGGGCAGTGCGGCCGGCGCGCACCGTGTTCACGGACACCGTGAGCTGGAGCGTGGCCTTGTCGATACGCGAGAAGTTGCACGTGCCCGACGGCTGGTGCTCCTCCGGCTTGAGCGCGAAGGAATACACGCAGATACCCGGGGCACCCGGCGTGCGGGTGTGGTGCTGGTAGGGCTGCACATACGTGAAGTAGCGTCCCTCGCGCTCCGTGAAGCGGTCCTGGCCGTTGAGCTGCAGCTTGGCAACCTCAATCGGGCACTTGCCAGAGCAGCGCGTGCCCGAGTCGAGGATGACCTTCGCCAGCAGGTAGTTGGTCGTGTCCTCGAAGAGGTAGGCCTGGTCGTTCTGCGTGGCCGTGAAGTTCGAGTCCAGCCACGACGCACCCGACAGCGAGGGGCCAACCGCGATACCCACACCCGGGAGGTACGGGCCGTTGACGCCATCCGCCGCTGTCGTCGGCACGTTGAGGGCGATGGAACCGCCGCCCAGCGAGCCGCGGGCCAGCACGTCCATGATCACACCCTCCGTGCTGAAGTCATCGGAGTAGTTGAACGGCTGGCAGCCGTTGACCTCAGTGATCCACGTCGGCGAGGGCTGCGAGCAGTCGACGAACGAGTCGCGCTGGCAGACCCAGATGAGCTCCTTCACCGGGTGGTTGAAGTTGAGCTGGATCTTGTTCGAGCTCGACGTGATCGACTCGGCACCCGTGAACTGCAGCTGCTCGATGAGGTACTCGTGCGTCTGCTGGGCGAAGCGGCGACGCTCCTCCGTGTCCAGGTAGATGTAGTCGATGTACAGCGACGCGGCCGTCAGGGACTGGATCGAGGACAGCGGGGCGCCGCTGAGCATCTCGTAGTAGCAGCAGTTGATCCACTGCTCGAACTCCACGTTGATGCGCACCTCGTGGTACTGGAGGGCGATCAGCGGGATGGCCAGGCCGGGGTTGCGGCAGAACCAGAACTGGAGCGGGATGTACAGCGTGCGGGCCGGGGTGCCGGCACGGGGGGCGCACGAGTTCGTGAGCTCAGCGCCCGCGCAGGACACATCCAGCGCATAGCCCTTGCGGTCCTTCATCAGCACCAGGTCGTGGGTGTTGCCGATCATCTCATCGAGCGCCTTGACCGTGCCCAGGTCCTGGGTCAGCTGCGTCCAGATCTGCATCCAGTCGCCATACTGGCGGTCGATGCGCTGGCCGCCAATCTCGAGCTCCACCGTCTTCACAACGCGGTGGCCGATGTAATTCAGCCAGCGGAAACGCGCCATCGTGTTGTTGTTCTGGCCGTCCAGCTGAACCGCCGGGAGAACCAGCTGGATGTACGTGCGGTACATCAGGTCCGCGTTACGGTTGATGATCGCCGTCACACGCTTGTTGAAGTCGGCCTGGCCGTTGAACGTCACCTCAATGGACTCCATCGCGAAGTTCGTGTGACGCTTGAACAGCACCTTCCAGAACGTGATCTGGGGGTTGCCGGAGATGTAGATGTCCTGAGCACCGTAGCTGACGAGCTGAAGAAGACCACCACCCATATTGCTTGTATGATACTCAGCAAGAAAAAAGCACAGCCGAAAAAAACTGTTTAGAGGGGTGGCGACCTCTTCTACAAATGCGCGTCTATGCGGTCAACTGTGACCCCGGTCGCGGCGAACGTCTCAAAGCTGCCGCAGCACCCTTGAACCTTGACATTGTGTTAGTCCAGTCTCCCTTGAAGGACGACCCAGAGGTGGTGCGTCGCGGAGCCACCTGTTTCGAGCGAGGCACCTCCTATCCCACCGGCTGTGCGGCCACCCTCGGACACATTCGCTGTATGCAGGCGTTGGTGGATTCGGGAGAGCCACTGGGAATCATCATTGAAGACGATGTGAGGTTTCACAAGGACTTCAACCGGTTGGTGGAGGCTGTCACACCCCACATGATGTCAGGAAACACTGACATCCTGTCCATGGGGTACATCAACATTCCGAGTGGCCAGTGGGAACATGTGGGTAGCGAAATCATTCTTCGCAATGTGGGCGTTTCAAATCCATGGGGAGCCCAATGCTACATGATTACACGCGAGTGGGCTGCGAAGTTCTGTGCGATCTTTTCAGTGGATGACGTCTCGATTCCGTATGCTTCCCACTTTGTGACCGACTGGGTCATGTTCGATCCCATTCTTGGCGTGCGTCGCGATGCATTCGTGTATCCAATTGCAGTTGAGTCGCCGGACGAGCAGTCGATCGCCGCACTGAACCAGGGAAAGCCAGACCTCTTTCAGGTTGTCCGAGCCGAAGACTTCTACCTGTAAACATGGCACGTCCTGCACTGCGGAACATACAAATCCGCTCCTCCAATGGCAATCTGTCCGTAGCCCGTCTGCAACCTACGCGTAAAGGGTGCCGGGCGACCGCAGATACACAAGCTGGACAAGTGGGTGATCTTATCCGCAAGTGCGAGTGCACCCAACAGCTCACCGAACGGGCGACGGTCGGAGTCTCCGCTGAGTCCAATGTAATATACGGTCTTGCGAAGCGTATCCACCGCAAACTCTGCGAATGGAATCAGGCCTTGAAAGAACTGTGCCTCATCCAGGATGACAACAGAGAACGGTGCCAAAAAATCGGCGGTTAACCCATTCAGGGAATCTACGGTCACACACGGAATCGAATCCCCATCATGCGTCGTCAGCTCGTTCATGTTAGCGAATCGAGTGTCGATTGCCGGCTTGACCACCAACACTCGCAATCCTTGTGCTGCATACTTGCGAACAAGGCTTAACGCGTAGGACGTCTTTCCCGCAAACATCGGTCCGATCACGACTTCGAGAGACATATGAATTACATGTTAGCAATATGAAAACACCAATGGACCAGGATCAGCTCACAGCCGCCGTCGTCGCAGGAATCGTCGTCCTTGGTTCGGCTGTCTGTGCGATAATTGCATTGTGTGGAGGTTGCACCCGCCGTCCGGGACTGTATGACCTTCAGGAAGAGTCCGAGGTATAGTCATGTTCGAGGACTGCAAGGTTGAGCTTCTGGAAACGTTTGGTAACGATTTGACTGTGGTGAACGCAGCCCGCGTATCGCTGGGGAAGCACGTGGACGAGTTCACCGACAAGGATGCCAAGCTAATCAAGTATCTGGCCGACCACGAGCACACATCACCCTTCTTCCATCCTCAGTTGCGGTTTCGACTGAGGATGCCGATTTGGATGGCACGCGAATGGTTTCGGCACACGGTTGGGTTCTCTCGCAACGAGGTGAGCCGTCGGTACGTAGATGATCCGCCAACCTTCCACATTCCTCACCTTCGGACGCGTGCACCAGGCAAAAAGCAGGGGAGCAATGATGACGTGCATCCGGAGGACGAGCGGTTCATGCAGTACATGAAGATGCACTGTTGCCACTCGATGGACGAGTACAAGTATCTGTTGTTGAACAACATCCCACCCGAGCAGGCCCGCATGGTGCTTCCCCAGAATATGATGACCGAGTTTATCGAGACGGGCTCCTTGGCCGCGTATGCTCGTTTGTGCCACCTCCGCATGGGTCCCGACGCCCAAGCCGAGATTCGGGCGGTTGCCGGTCAGGTAAGTGAGTTGGTGAAGACTGCGTTTCCGGTGAGCTGGGATGCACTTCACCGATGACGATGAGCAAACAAAATATACGCGAAAAACAATGTCAGGGGGGCCCATTAGACGTAAGGATCCTATCGCCGAAATGACCCCGGAACAAAAGGAGGAAAGATATGGCATGTTGTTGGGACAAATTAACGAGATCACGAAAGTCGAGGGGTGGCCTGAGTATTTGCGTCGTGCGACAGGCCTGCGAATGAACCCATTTGTGACAGCCTATCGAAAAGAGCAAGGAGTAAACTTTCCGTTTCGTACGAACCCAGACCGTCTAGCGGGTGCGGACTTATGTGAACAACGTGATGACGATTACCGTGCAAGGCAGGCTGGCGAACCGGTCGAGCGTGTTGTAAACCCCAGACAGGACTTGAGCCGGAGATTTGATATCGACGGTTCTCTGTCTCGCGAATTCGGGCCAGCAGCGGGTGGAATCTTCGAGAGAAAGCTCATCTATTTCATGCACGTGGGCATGGGAGACTTTGCTCGTCAGGCCGACCTCGGTGTTCAATGGCCGCCACTACCCAGGGCAGACGATGTTCTTCCTGATATGCCGTGGGTACCTGCCGGGGGGGTTCAAATGAGATTCATGTTAACGGCTAGCGAAATTTCTATCATGAAAGATGCACTAGAAAAAGGTTACACGGTCGTTGGAACGATACGATTGACGTTGGCAGACAGTGGTACAACACCTAATTCCCATATGATAGCGTATGTGTTCGACCGAACAAGGTTTACATTCTTAGAGGCATTCGATACAGATACGATGTTTATCCCAGCCAAGCTAGCCGAGACACCCAACTGGAGAGGAACCATAGTAGATACGATGTTTCGTCCACTGCTTCCCGAGGCGGCCAAGGCGGGTTTACTGATTGGTCGGACGAAGGAGGGGGTGGGACTTGATCCGGATGTCGCCATTAAATCGGCCGAATACCCATGTT